TAGATAAACACATCCGACAGGAAGCTCTTCAAAAATGTCTTCTTTTCCAGATCTGTAAATTTATCATACAGCTTATCAAAGAATAAAAGGAACTGGTAAACATTATCTTCTGAGATTTTGTCCTACCTGATATTATATAGTCTTGTTTCGACTTCTTCCATGGCATCCTCAATATCAGTGATTTCATCATATAGCTTGTCCAAACGTTCCTGCATGTCATTATATTTTCTTATCGGATACAGATAAATGATCCATCTGGTCAGCAAGCCTGTTTTTCGCCCCGGTTGTCTGGTTCAGTCTGTCTTTTAATCCATCATATTCCCGATCAAGCTCCGAAGTATCAATGCTGCTTCCTATCTGCTTACGGATTTCCTGCTCAAACTTTGGATTCTTCACAAATTTACGAATTATCTCCTCTACTGCCGCATTTATCCTGTCTTCATTCCACTGTCTTTTATATGTACAGCGGTGTCCGTCCACAAGCTTCCTGTGTTTGCAGGCATAATAGAAATAATCCTTGTAATAGCCTCCGTCCGGATGCTTCTTACGATTCACATTGCCATACATACCGCTTCCACATACAGGGCACTTAATAATCCCTGATAAAATATGTTCATGCTCAAGACTATGTGTTTTTACCTGTAAAACACCTGTCTCCTGCCGCTTTCTGTGTGCCTGGTTCCACATTTCTTCTGATATAATTGCCTCATGGACTCCATCACTTAGCAAGTAATCCTTTTGTTTTACGATATGATATTCATTCCTTGTTCCCGGAATCTTCTCATTTTTTCTTCTGCCAAATGCAAGCTTACCGCAATATATCGGATTGTCCAGCACACCCTTGACGAATGATGTAGAAAAACCTTCAATTGTGTTATTCTGGCGAAGCTTTTTCTTATAACCACTGTTATTTAAAAATGCAGCTATCGCAGCCATTCCCATCGTTGTATTGACGAATTTATCATATATAATACGGATAATCTCTGCTTCATCTTCTGCAATGATAAGTTCACCATTTACCAGCTGATAGCCATATGGCGCAAATCCGCCGTTCCATCTGCCTTCTCTCGCTTTCTGTCTGCGGCCTTCCATTGTCTGGACAAGGATATTCTCACGTTCTATCTCTGCAACCGCAGATAACACAGATATCATCAGCTTCCCGACATCCTTAGAGCTGTCAATCCCATCCTCTACACAGATAAGATTAACTCCATAATCCTGCATTTTCTGCAATGACGATAAAACATCTGCAGCATTTCTTCCAAATCGTGACAGCTTAAATACCAGCACATAATCAACATTGTCTTTGCCACTTTCTACATCCGCAAGCATCTGCTTAAACTGTGGTCTGCCTTCCACACTTTTGCCAGATTTACCCTCATCAGAATATTCCCCGACGATAGACATTTCCTGATACTCTGCGTATTTTCTAAGCTTGTCCTTCTGTGCATCAAGACTGTAACCATCTACCTGCATGGAAGTGGAAACTCTTGTATATATGTAACATTTCTGTTGTTTTTTCATCATCTGCAGTTGTTCGGAATTTCCGAACAACTGAATCCTTATCCAGCTCCCCTTCTTCGAATATATGCTTTATATGTTCACTTATATTTGATTTACTGCATTGATATAATTCAGTAAGCTGCTGTTGTGTCAGCCACACTGTATCATCTTCTATTTTAACTTCTATATTTGTCTGCCCATCATCAGTCTGATATATAAGTATTTCCCCATATTCATCGGTTCCAATTTTATCTGCCATAAGCACCTCTCCAATCCATTACTTCTTAGTTATGAAATGTGAACGCATGCGTTCGCTATTGTCCCAACTAAATTTTATCATCATTCCAACCTCTGTTCACCAAAACTTTTTCCAAGATGAAAGAATAAAACAAAAAGACTCCACTCTTATGAATGAAGTCCCGTAATATATGTATACATCCCGTAGCATATTATCTACAGGATGCCAGCTGCCTATGCAGCCTTTTTGTCCAGAAGCTGTTTTATCCCACCTAAGTAATAACAGAACCGGTCAAATTGTTTCTGCCTGCTTACTTTCTCGTCATCAATTGAATCCTTGATCATCATACACACCTCTACTTCTTCTTTTATCTCTGGTGCATATTTAATAATCATGTCTGCAAGAAAGCTACAGCAACGTTCAAAATCCTTGTTCATTGCCAAGCCTCCTTAAAATATTATCTTGTGAATAATTCACAGAACATATTTTATCTCAAGACTTACTAAAATGGAATAGATTTTACTGAATGGTAGTTTTCAAATATTTCTATCTATCACAAATCAATTCTTTCAAGGCACATATCCTGCGATATAGCCAGAGTCTTCTATGTCTTTTCCTGCTTAAACAATATTCCTTCTTATATATCAGTCCCCAGCGACGGCTAGATACGCATTAGAGATGTTTCCATCCAAATGCCGTTCTAGCAAGGGATTTTTCCCTTGAACCCTTTGTTTATTATATGTGGGGGCGCTTTTTGCACCCATTTTATCATTTTGGCGGCGCTTTCCGCCCCCCACTTTATGATTTTGACGGCGCTTTTTGCACCCACTTTTTATGTTCTGATTTCATTGTAATCTTGTTTAGATTCCAGATTTTAAAAAACGGGGGCGCAAAATGGAGCCATTTTTGAATTCCGGGGGCACTTTCTGCCCCCACTCAGGAAATATTGCTAAAATACAGTTTAGATTTACCATACATACAAATCTGGAAGTTATCATACCGCCTTTATTATTTTCTCTACATCTTTTTTCTTGATAGCCATATAACTTTATCATCATATCTATCTAAAATGCTTCTTATTTCTTTCAGATTTTTATTCTGAAAAGTTTCAGTCCATTTCAAAAGGTTATAGACCGATTTCAAAGTTTCTCTTTTTCCTTTTTGTATTCCCAATTTTCTTTTTATAGAGTGCATAATAATTCTACTTTTATATAAATAACCAGGCATATCTAAAACATATATTTTATCAGCTTCATCAAAACTTTGCTGTACCCAGGCATAATATACCCCCTCAATTATCCACTCATCATTATTATATAATATTTCTTGTAATAACGCTTTTCGTTCATCAAGCGTTCTCTTTTTGCCATATTCTTTGGCGTTATTATCCCATTGAATATCATCTAAGTCGAAATGGGAAATATTATACTTTTTTGAAAGTGCATTTGCTAAATAGGTTTTTCCAGAACCACTGCAACCAATAATATGTATTTTCATAAGTCAGTATTCTCCACAAATTCAAGTTTATCAAACTCCTTTTATTCCTGCTGAATCATCTCAAAATGCTCCAATGCCTCCACAATTGCTCTCTCCTTATCCTCCGGGCACTGTGGTTGCCTACTGTCTTCATGTTTAGGTAAATTATAATTCTTTCCAACCTCAATTCCACATTTTCTCTTTACCTGTGAAATATACAGATTGGAAACCTTCATGCCGGCATTATGTTCAAACACATACTTCTTTATCTCATCATATGTTGCCTTAGTCTCTGCAGATGTTATATCCACATCATCAAGTTCAATTGTGACATTAATGTAATCATCCGGCTTTTGTTTCAGTTGGGACAAAAGAACTACCGTCTCAACGTGACACGCATTTTGCAGTAGATATGTTTCCATATAAGAAAACTGGGCTTTTTCAGAAGTCAGGCTTCAAATCTAAACTTCCGAAAAAGCCCGGAAATACGCCACTTTCTGGCACTTATTTATCTTTTCTTGACATCAATACTACCGTCTCAGCGGTTCGCCACTTTCCAATCGATCGTCGCCTCGCTCCTCTCTCTTGGGTGGCTATCGCATGGAGCGTTTCTAAGCTTCACCACGACTAGCGTCGCGCTGAAGCAAAGTAACGCTCTCCACATGCGCCGTCTGCGGGAACTGGTCGACCGGCTGAATCCTGCCCTCGACATGGTAACCTTTTTCCATCAAGCTTTGAATGTCGCGCACAAGCGTGGCAGGGTTGCAGCTGACGTAGACGATCCTGTCCGGATTCATCCCCGTTGCGCTTGGCATCTTCAATGGCTGCTTCAACGATCTCGACTCCGTAGACGGCTCTGCATTTTTCAGCAAGGGACAAAGAAATCGTCCCGATTCCGCAGTAGGCATCGATCGCTGTTTCTTCTCCGGTCAAGTTGGCGAACTTGATTGCGGTCTGATAAAGCTTTTCCGTCTGAACCGGGTTGACCTGGTAGAATGACTGCGCGAAAATCTCGAATTCGAGGCCGTTCAGCGTGTCCTTGATGTGATCCTTGCCAAAAAGCAGCTTGGTCTTTTGACCCAAAATAACGTTGTTTCTGTCACGGTTGACGTTTTGCATGACGCTGACGACGTCCGGACAAGCGGCAACGATTTTTTCGGCAATTTCTCGATCATGCGGGAGACGGCCGTTCTTCGTGACGATGACAACCATAAAGCTTTCAACGCTTCTACTATTGCCTCTTCCTTCTCCTTTGGACACTTAGGCTGTCTGGCATCATCTGACTTAGGCTTGTTATAATTTTCTCGCTCTATAATCCCATACTTAGCCTTAACCTGTGCAATATACAGATTTGAAACTTTCATTCCATCATTAATGCTCAACCACGTATGCTTTGATTTCCTCATAGGTTGCCTTACTCTCCGCAGATGTCAAATCCAGTTCATCCATATCCAGTCTCACATTCACATGATGCTTCGCTTAGTGGAGTTTGGACAATAAACATACACTCTCAGCGGTATCTTCGTCAATCCGAGAATTTTTCTCGGAGACATATTACGTCGTTTCCAAGCGGTTGAACTCCTTGATTCCGAGTGCATCATAAGCCTCTTCGGGCAACGTAGGATAAAAGGATACGGGGCACTTGAAGCGCACACGTGTCATAATCGTTTCACCCTTCTTCGGTTTTGCATCAGGATTTATCTCAACACTATCCACTACCTGCCGCAGAATCTCCTTCTTACGCACAGGGTCATACTCGTCGAAATGTTCACGAAACTCGTCAAGCATCTCGTATATGCGAGCAGTCGTCACTTGCTTATCCTTGGCACTCTCCAGCTTCGACTCTGCGTCGTCGAACGCTGCCTCGATGTCTGCGCACTCATCATATAGCTTATCGAGCCGCGCCTGCATATCCTCGTACTTCCGCTCATAGCTACACGGTCGGACACGTCCAAAGAATCGAGCTTGCGGGACAACATGCGCCTTGCCGCCTTGTTGTTGTCCAGTGCCTTGCCTATGCGTTCCACGTCCGCTTCCAGCTTCTCAATATCCACAGCGGCATCAAGCTCGTCGCGCACACGCTCTTCGAATACATCGGAGTAGGCGGCATGTGCTATGACCTCGATTACTTCTCTGTCGATGTACTCCTGCTTGAACTGGCGGGTAAACGTGCAACTTGGTCCGAACTGTTTCTTGCTATACTTGCAGGCGTACGCGTAGGTGGACTTGCCTACAGTCCCGTCCTTCTTTCGCTTTCCGTGTGAGACGTTGGCAATCATCTTGCGCCCGCATACCGGGCAGATGAGCATTCCCGTGAGAAGATGCACGTGCTCGCCAGTCTTTGCTTCCGAGAACGGACGGGACTCCTCGGCCATGCGCTCCTGTGCTGCGTTCCATGTAGCCTCGTAAATGATGGTCTCGTGCTCTCCATAGTACACGTCATAATCGGACTGCTTAATCATGCAGTATTCGTTGCGCTTGCCATTGACAGGTGTCATCCTTCGACGTCCGTAAGCGATTTTTCCAATATATACAGGGTTGCGCAGTACGTTCTTTAGAAACATCGGGATAAAGTGCTCGTACTTGCCGTTCTTGGTGTACTCGTGGAATATTATGCGAACGATTTCCGCCTCGTCTTCGTCGATTTCCAGATGCCCCTTGCCCTTTTCGTCCTTGACGAGCTTATAGCCATAGGGTGCTTGTCCGCCATTCCACTTTCCCTCGCGGGCCTTCTGCTCGCGCCCATCCATCGTCTGAACAAGGATGTTTTCACGTTCCATTTCTGCGAACGCCGACATGAACGTAATCATCATCTTGCCCATCTGAACTTCGCTGTTGATGCCATCCTTGACGCAGACGAGGTTTGTTCCGTAATCCTGCATAAGCTGAAGCGACGAAAGTGCGTCTGCTGCGTTACGCCCGAAACGGCTCAGCTTGAACACAAGAACATAATCCACGCGAACGCCGGATTTTATCTCTTCCATCATCTCTTGGAAGTGGGGACGCCCGGTGATGTTCTTGCCTGAATATCCATCGTCAATATATTCGTGCAAGATGCGCAGGTTATTTCGCTTTGCATAGTCGCGCAGGTCATACAGCTGCGCCTCGATTTATTCCCCATTCTCCACCTGCATCTTCGTGGAGACGCGAACATACAGGAAGCAGGTTTTTGCCTTGTCGGCCACCCCCTCGCGTAATTCTTTATTTGTACTCATGAAAATCCACCTCGGTTATTGATTCATAAAGACCGTCGCCCATAGAACGTGGAGGACTACTTGTTTTTCTTTGGCAATCTGTCCAAAATCTCTATGTCGTACACAGAGCAAAACTGAATGACCTCGAACTCCTCGCGCTCGTTGGTGTATGCGATAACGTCCTTTGTCGCAAGCTTTGCTTTATATATATAATTGGCGTGCCTGTTCCTGTACTTGTACATAAAGAAGTCGGCGACGTCTTTGCTCAGAGTCCAAGAACAGCATTCTGGAGCCTCTTCGATTTCTTCTTCTCCCGATCGATATACCGTGATTACATCCAAATCGGCATATTCCGAGGGGCAGAACCGACGCGCCGATTGGGTCGAAATTCGACAAACGCTCAACGAGAGGGTAAAGTTCATCTCCGTGATTTACGTAGCATTGGACGATAAAGTCACGCTGATATTCATAGGGCATTTCAGTATCAAATAAGCCGCCGTCTGCAAAGACAACAGGAAAAAGCTAGTAAACGCTAGCAACAAACTCACAGAACTCTTTCCAATTGCCTTCTTTCGCGTACTTCATGGTTCTTGGATAAAAGCTCACCATAGCTCTCAGGTCGCCCTTCATGCGAAGTTCTTCGAAGACAATCCCGCTTGTAATCTCGTACATCTGCGGCAATGGGATATATCGGTCTAAAGCCGCATCCAGCCCCTCTTTCGACATGTTTACGGATGCGTCTAATAGCTTCTCAAGTTCCTCTTGGTTAATCATGTGCCGGTCTGTATTCAGACCATGCTCTTCGAAATACTCCATGTCAAGTTCGTCAAAACCCGATTCTGCAAATGCTTTCATATTGCCCTCCAGCACAACATTCAACTTCATCTGCTCAGATAAGAGGCACCATTTAGGCTAATAGCCCCTGAATTGATGCAGCATGTCTGATAGGTTTTCGTTTTTGCGAATAAAATCCAACAGATAGTCTTCGGTAATCTCAAACTGATGACCCGACTTTTCCTTCGTCGCAATGACTTGTTCCTGATGCTTATTGGTGATTCTGAAACCATGGATGATGCGATTGCGCATATCGACAAGTTCACCAAACAGCTCAACAATCGGTTCGGGCAGTTTCTCTTCCGCATATTTCTTAACCGCTCCCGACGTCTTGTCGATTAATGCAAACCACGATGCGGAATCGTCGATTTGTAGAACATTTTCAATGATGAATCCGTTATTCGAACTGAATACGCTGATTGCTGTCCCAAGTAACATTCTGTATCGTTCTGATGGTAACGATTGGCGCGTCAAGTCTGTATCGTACATACTGCCCTCCCACAATCATACTTTGTTTTTTTCGGTGCGTTGTGCTAATACACATTTGATATTGAAGCCCGCCGCCCAATAGAACGACGGATTTGTCTCTCTTTTAGATTCCAACAACCTGCTTGGTTGTAGCTATCAGCTTATCCGCATGCCTTGCCGTGTCGGCAATCACCAACTTTTCAACAGCGCGGATATACCGCTCCATGTAATCGAAGTTGATGTTGCCATCAGATGTGACGGGGAGGCTGACTTCACAGAGCTTCACCCTGTCCCACGTAGCTTTCTTGTCATACGAAAACTGTTCTTTCGTAATTTTTTCTATGCACTTTGCCATATACAAGAGAGCTTCTGCAGTTTTGACTTCAGCCACGGGCTTAATCAAATACGCATCCCAAAGTATCCCCACAGGCTGCGGCTGAGCATAGACGGTGCCCGTGGCAACCTCTCCGTTCTGGATAACGTCAATACACATCTCCTGAGTGTTCCAATCAGACTTACGCCCGTAGAACATGATTCCGTTATCACCAACCTTCGCGTTTACCAAAGGGACGCAATACTCCTCATTTGGAACAGTCGACGTATCGCGTCTTTTGTCGAAGTCCGCCTTTTTGCATTTTGCTTTGAGCTTGTTAAACACATCGCCGACCTTAAATGCCTTGAAAGCTATCTGCCCATTGCGGCAATCAGCCTCCGAAGCGTCTGATTCGTCAGAAACGGATTCTGGAGAGAGCGCGAGTATTTCTTTGTCATCATCGGTCAGCTCGTAGTCATCAAGACCAGAGGCCATAAGATAAGCGTCAAGCTCAGCGATGAGCTCCTGTTCAAGCTCAGCGATGCGTTCCTGTTCAATTTCAGTGATTCGCTTTTGCATGTACTCATAGTCAATGTCATTAACCGTGTACTGATGGTTAGAATTGCTCGACTCAACAACTGGCAACTCAAACCTAGCTTTTTTCGCTACGGACCAATGCCTTGCGTATCCAAGGTTGGGTATCGCTTTCTTCCAACAAGTTATGATATACAGCAGCACTTCATCGGGCATCTCGACCAATGGAACAAGCACTTTTACGTTGTCCATGACGCAAAAGTCCTCATGTACGATATTCATCGTTCGCGTATGGTCACCAAACACAAGATAGACCGGCGCTTTTTCCGTAATCTTGAACAACGGCTCCCTATCCACAAACCCAACGCGCCCATTATTACGCGTATCCGAAGAATAAGCGGGTGTTTTGCCAGCGGGAACCAACTCACGTTTTGATACCTTGAAAGACTGGGGCAGCAGCTTGAACAAATCCGAATAAACATACTCCTTATTCATCCACGCTCACCTCGCCTTTCAGAATCGCGCCGACCTTCCACGCGAGGTAGTCGGCGACGGTCTTCTTGAAGTCCGCCTCCGTGGGCGTGGTGTCAATCTTCTTGTGTTGATTGAACGTCCAATCATTCCCGTCCAAGGAAACCGTATCGCGGATGACAAGACCGTTCGCCTCGGTGTAATAACTCGTCTTCGGCTTCTTGCTAAGGCATATCGCCGCCACCTCGTCATAGCGCTCCAGCGCATGGTCGGTGTTGCGAAGATTGACCTTCTGAGTGGACTTCTTGCGGTTCTGTCGGGTGTAGCCGTCCTCCGAGAAGTCGATGAACGTCACGACATCATCGGCTTCGTGCGGACGGTTAACCTGAAACAAATAGATTGCCGTCTGCACGGATGACTTGCCATTGAAGAGGTCGCCCGGCATGTGAATGCTCGCAATCAACGTGTTCTTTTCAAGAATCCGCTTCGCGTACACGTCTCCCTGACCACTTCCGGCGTTTTCCTGAATCAGCACCGCACCGTACCCCGTCTCCATGCGCGAAAGCGCCTCATCAACGAAGATAAGACCTTTGCCCGGAGCCGAATAGGGCGGGTTCAGCAGGAACACGTTCGCCGGGAATGTGTCCTTGTGGCTCTTGATGAACTTCGGGCCTTCCTTGTGCGAATCGCCACAGATAATCTGTGAAGACCCGTCGCCCATGAGAATCATATTCAGAACGGCGAGAATGTAGATGTTGCCCAGAATCTCGATGCCGAGCAGCTGATTGTGCTTGATGTTCTCGACCTTGCCGTCTAGCGTCTGTGTATCCTTGATACGATTCTTTGCATCGTCAATCATAATTTCCATGGCTGATACGAGAAAACCGGACGAACCCATGCAAGTATCCCACACGAACGAGTCCATGCCAGTTCGTGTGATTCGCGCCATCAACGTAGTTACGAAGCGCGGCGTCAGCACAACGTCATTGAGCTTGTCGTTCTCGATGGCAACCCAGTCGTTCAAACTGTTCAGAATCTTTCCAGTGAAATCCAAGTGGATGTTGCTTTCGAGAAGCGGCAGGATGTCCTCCTTGACCTGTCTGTAAATGGACTTGATAACGCTTTCGCCATTCGCGGGCTTCCAGAGGTCGCGCTTTTCAAATACGGGCTTCAAATAGTTCAGCACCATGTTGACCTTGTCGGCTGAACAGTTCTTCTTGCGCAGGAACGCCTTCGTCCTGCGCAAGACGATACTCCCATCGTTGTCATCATGGTCATCGTTGCTATAGAAATCGGCAACCTCCAGCGGCTTTACGCCTTCAGTCGTAAGCCCCGCCATAATAAGACCGCAAAACAGGTACAACTTTTCGTTGGTGCCCAACAAGGTTTTAATGCTCGCATCGTCGTAAATTCTCTGATGGATTCCTTTGATACTTTGCTCCAGCAGCTCTTCTTTATCGCGCTTAAGTTTTTCCTTCTCGGCATCCGTCAGCGATAGCTTGTCAAGCTCGGCAAAAAACGTATCAATGTTTGACGATTTCATCTGCACGAAATCGAAACCAACCAGCTCCTTCGGGACCCTATCGTTTTTCTTCGCAACGTAATAAGCCTTGACCTCCGGGTCGGCGATGCAACCCTCCTCAAGCGTCGTTCCGTTGATGCCGACGATGATGACTTCGCTGTATGTACCTTCATCCAAAATCGCCAGACCATAATGCAAAGCGCCGTTTACGGCGAACTGCTGCACGGCACGGTTCGGATTCTTACCGCCGCTCACCAGCTCAATATCACCGTCAAGTGTCAGCTTCTCCAGCTTACCTTTCAGGCCCTTAGCCTCAATCATCACTGGAACATCCCTACGGGTCTTGTTTTGCAGCAGAAGTTGGATGTCCGGAAAGTTCACACCTGAACCACCAGATTTCGAATCGGCCTCTTTTAGTGCTTTAGTAATAGAGCTGTTAATCTCTTCTGTCTTGCCAAAATGCCGTATTCCAAGGTCATCCAAAAAAGCCTTGAAGTGCTCCTCGACCTTTTCCTCGATACTCTTTGCCATTTACTTCTCCACCTCCTCAAGATGCTCCTGAATCCACTCGTGGATGATTGCAGCAATCGTTGTCTCGCGCTCCACAGCCATCATCTTGAGTACCTTCTTATCGCTCACGGTGAGCGACAACGAGAGCGTTGTGCGTTTCTCGTCCACCATCGTGTCGGCAACAACTGCCTTCTCTATCTTCCTCTCGGTCTCGCAGTCGACAGCGTATTTCTCGAACATATTCGCCATGGCTAGGCCCCCTTTAATCATTTGCACATTTGTATAATTATATATCATCGAGACGCATTTGTACAGATGGACAATGTCTCTGTCATGCGGTTATTCCTTCGGGAACCCCACAGGATCGATGAAGTCGTAATTTGATACAATGCTATAGACACAAAAAACGCCACGCTATACAACGTGACGTCTTTGTCAATTAAGCCTTCTTCTTTTTATCGGAAAGTCCGAGCATTGTCAGAATGCTTGCGAAAAGCATCATGATGATTCCAATTACGGAAGTTTCCGATTTTTCTTCTTCGCCCATTTGCGGGAGTTTGGAAGTCTTTGCTTGTTTTTCAGCCGAAACGTTTGCGCGTTCTTCCGTTGAAACCGCCAACTGCTTCGTTGCGTTCTCTGCTTTTTGACCCAATTTCCTGAGAACGATCGGAGAAACGTCCGTATGGCTCTTCTTTTCGTTTAGCTTTGCCTGTTCTTCCTTGATTGCCGTTTCGAGTTCGGCTTTTGCCTTGGCAATCTCTGCCGTATAGTTGCCTCTTCCTCAAGCTATGAGTCGGAATAAATTTTCTTAATATGCTCATTGATTGTACAAACATCAACATCGTACAATGTGGCAATCATCTTCTGTGTCAGCCATATATTCTCATCTTCATATCACATCTCAATACTGTCCTGCTGATCACCGACAGAGGCAACATAGGTCAGGTATTCTGCTGCACTAGAGAGGATGGTTATTTCATCCTTTTTCTTTTTCAAATAGAATGCCTCCTTTTCATTGCTTCTCACCACAATAATTAAAAAGGTCAATTATTCTTGCTCATCCTTAGCTACCGAAATGTATACCATCTTCAAAGGAATCATCTTTTTATACTTATCACTCAGATCGTGATAATACTTCAAAATCAAATCTACAAGTTCAGTTCCATTGATTCCACGTACAATAGGAGTGCTGTCCAAATACTTCTGAGCATTATTCGTATAGTTAGACAGTGTTACAAACAAACCGTAGTCGCCTTCTCTCATTGCACCTTTCAGAGACTGAATTGTTGCTTCCTTGATATCACTGCCTTGACTCTTTACCTGCACCACAAAATACGAGGCGGAAGTTCATCCATGTAGGCCGTAATATCGATACCTTTAGCCATGTGCAAAAACTGTGGTACGATAACCCATAGCCCTTAACAAATCAGCAACGAATTCTTCCAAATCATAGCCTTTGAGGTTCTTGCTCAGTTCCTTCAAGATGAAGTCTCTGGTTGCCTCTACAATTTTATCAGCTGTAGCACCAATCGATCCTCTCTCTTGGGTGGCTATCGCATGGAGCGTTTCTAAGCTTCACCACGACTAGCGTCGCGCTGAAGCAAAGTAACGCTCTCCACATGCGCCGT